CGGGGTGTTCGTACCATGCAGGGCAGCGGAGTCGAACGCAGCAGCGAACGCGTCACCAACCTGATTACGAACAATGTTCATGTAATTGCCGGGGTTCGCACGAACAACTTCCGCAGAAACAACCGCGATAGTCGCGATCTTCTTCGGATCCATGTTCTTCAGCGCAAGAGCACCCTTAGAAGCAGGCTTCTGCGCACCTTCAGCAACCCAACCAGCGGAAAGCTTCCCGGTAACAACCGGGATGGACTTGCCGTTAGCGCCAAGCTGAACCTGCGGGGAAAGCTGCTGAACAGCAGACGAGCGTGCGGCACGCTCAAAGATAGCCGCGGACTGCTCGCGGTTGAGGAACCCGGAAAAGTCCGAGGTGGTAGTAGCGGCGGTAATCGCCATTAGATGCTCCTAAGAGAAATGGACATCAGTTGATGCCGAGTTTGCTTTTCAAATCGGCCAACAGCGGGTCGCCGTTGAGCGCGAGCGCCTGAGAGCCCTTCGAACCTTGCGAGGGGTCAGGCTTCGGGGTCGTCGGAGTGTTCAGCAGAGCCATCAGAGATTCCGCGTCAGCGATCAAACTCGCCTCGTCATCACCCTGAAGACGGGCAACAAGCGCGGCAGGCAGACCCGTATCAAGGGCAACTTTCTGACGCATCGTGGTCTTCTCATATTCAGCGAGCCGTTCAGACGCTTCCTTAGCCGCCTTCTGAGCCCGTTCAAGTTCGGTCAGCTTCGCGGCCTCAGCGGCTTCACGCTCAGCCTGGAAAGCCTTCAACTGCTTATCCAGCGCATTCGCACGTTTACGCTCAGCTTCGAGAGCCTTCTTACCACCATCACCAAGTTCCACAGGATCGCCCTGCGGTTCAACGGCTTCCGGGGCTACCGGTTCTGCTGGGATTGCTTCTGCTGTCGGTTCCGACATTTGTTTTCCTCCATCGCGGTGGATAAAACCCCGAACAGGCATCGCGCCAGTGGGGAGAATATGGTGGCTGGCATCTAGACGATCCAGCCGTACAGTTTCAGGAGCCGCTTAGCATCAGCAGGATCCTTCGCTGTCTTGTAAATGGTTTCCGGCATCAACCGGGGCGCCTTGAGCTTGTAGTACTTGGTCCCATCGCGGAACACTGACTGCTCACGGACATATTGGGCTTGGGACATCTGCCAGTAGGCGTGACCTCGGCGCGTTGTGCCCTCGCGGGTGTATTTGATGCCCTGCCCGTTTATCTGCGCCGGCCTCACGGCCCCCTTGCGGCGGTACGCGTTGATCAGTTGGTTTGTGTCCGCACCATCACGGAACGCCTGCCCGTTAGCCTTAGACCCAAGAACACGGTCCTGCTCAGCGGACGAAAGCCCGTCAAGGTACGCTTTCGGGTCAGTGCGTGCGTCATCGCCCGTATCCTCAGTGGCTGGCACATTCCGGCAATCACAGCCAGGGTGACGATTGAAAGCCTCCGACTGACGCGAAGTCTTACCCGCAAGAATCACGCAACGCCCACAAGACGGCGGATTCAACATACGAGTCCACAACTTCACCCTATGAGCGCCACCAGAAACCTTCTCAGCAGCACGCCCAGTATCCGAAAGCATCGTCCCAGCAGAGAGCGTCAAATGACGCCCACCCCTTGCAAGCGCATCTGCAACATCCAACCCAGCGGCAACAGCCTGCTTAGCCTGAATAACAGCCCCATACGCCATCGACGCGACCGGCAAACCATCACCAGCCACGCCAACAAAACGAGAGCCCACAGACGCATACAAAGGGCCCGGCGCATCCCCCAGAACATCGGGAACATACGCCAAAGCACCATCAGCAACCCGCTCCTGAGCAGTAAACAACACCGCCAACAGAGCAGGCTCAATACGGGCATACGACGCATCAAAATCCTCGCCCACACCACGCCACAAACGAGACACAGCATGAGCCGCAGCCCCAATCTCAACCCGCTGCGCAGCCGAATACTTAAGCGCCGCCTCCGGTAACGTCTGCAACGCCATCAGCAGCACCCTTCGCCATCAACTGCGCAAGATACGGATCCTGAGACTCATCCTTGAAATACTCGCGCTCACGATCCTTCCGAGCATCAGACCAACCAAGCTCATCCCAAGAACCCTCACGCGAAATGATCGGCCCGCCACCATGCATCTTCTGCAAAGCGTCAGCCTTCTGCGCAAACGTCGGGGTGCCAGGGTCATGCCACTCAGTTTTGATCTGATTAGCCAACGGCCAAGCACCAGTACGGAACCGCTCAGCGATACCCTGCACCCACGCCCAACCATCACCGTCGTTATCGTTCTTGCCCTCAACATTCAGAACAAGACGAGACTCATCAGCACGGATAGCGCCCTCAGCAGCAGGATTAACGGAAGTCTGCCCGAAATACCGGGTAGGTAAACCAGTCACAGACGATGCGAGCTGCGCGTAATGCTCCACAGTCTTGTGGAACATCGTCAGGTCGGCACCGTCGAGCTGACCAACCTTGGCGTCCTTATTAGCGTTCGCCCACAAAGACCCAAAATAGGCTTCCCAAACAGGGAGCTGCTTGCCGTCAGCGTCAACAAAGTCACCCTTGGACATGCCCAACACGTACCGTTTCGGGACAATGATCGTCTCAGCCGCGAGCTGCAACCCAGTCAAAGACCTCGCAGCAGCATCCACCAACGGGATAACGTCAGTCATCTCCGACTCGCCCGACCAAATACCAGTACGCCGGCGGTTCAAGAACATCACAATCGGCACACGGCCAAGCCTGTGATCATCCCGATCCCACTCAACCCAACTACCGGTCTTCTTCTCTAACCACAAAGTGGCATTAGGAAGATACAGGGTCGCGTAAATAGGTTCTGGCGCTTCCTCAGTGCCACCATACAACCGCAAAGCAGCCGAAATACGACGAGTACGAGGATCCACAACCGCAGTCAACTCAAGAGGCGACTCAACCGTGATAAGCGGATGATCCTTGTCTTCCTCATTCGTCCCAACCGTCACAAACCCGCGACCATAAATCAGCTTGTCCCGATGCAACAAACGCGACTCAGAATCAAGGTTGTTCGCGTCCCAATGCTCACGCAAAACCGTAGAACCCTTATCCTCACCAGGAAGAATAAACGTCTTCACCCGCTGCCGCTGCTCAATCGAGTCAACACACACACGATTCCAGTTCGCGATCATCTCAAAACGGCGCAACTCAGGCGGCACAGCCAACCCAATATGTTCCAGCCGGTGTGATCCCTCGTACTGCTTGCCCAGCAACTCATCCTTAGCCAACCGGCTATCGCGCTGCCTGGTCAACTCCGAAAGGAGGTTCAATTCGTCTTGGCTAACAGCCACAAGCCCCCCTTAACGGAACACAAACATACGAGAATCGGTTTCTTCTTCGAAGTCTTCGGCCACAAGCGCGTCTGACCACGCCTCAAAGCAGAGGATGGAAGACATTGCTTGGTCGATCTTCTGGTTTTCATTCGGCTTGCCAAGGATGTAACGCTGTCCAGTCCGGGCACGCACAATCGCATTCAGAACATGGATCTTGGTAGTCGGGCAACCGTCATGCCGGAACGCTGACTCATCACCATTCACAGCCTGTTTGAACGCCTCAAGAACCGGGTGAACCTTGGAAACACTCGACGTCTCCCAAGCAAACACAGTCGGCCTGCCATCTTCGGACTTGTACTGCGCCTGCCACTGCTTCAACTCAAGACGCCACGAGTCATCCTCAACAACTTCCATCGCGTCAGCCTCAGCCGAGATACCACGAGCCGAACCAGCCGGATCAAAGTACGCCCTGACCACGTTGAAACGCTCCTGCAACTCGTCAAACGCAGCACGAACCTCACCACGAGGAATCAACAACGAACCATCGTTCGGGCGCCAAATAGTCGGAACCTGATGAGGCCCATAAGTCGGCGTGAACTGGTAACCATCAGCCGTCATCGCCCGGAAACCCGTCCAGTCATTGTTATTCGACAAGTCGCCAGCAACAACAATCGACGTACCATCAGGAACCTCGCGCGGAGCAGCCTTGCCATCCCACGGAACTTCCTTCAGCCACGCGCCAGCACCCTGCACGCGACGGTTCCCGTAAAACCGTTCAGTTTCAGCAGGGTCACGACGCATCGCAGCTTCAATATCCGACTCAAGACCAGGAAGGTTCATCAGAACCCAAGGAGCGTCAGAGTAGTTGAACTTCAGGATCTTCTTCCGATCCGCCTTGACCGTCCACTTCAGATACTTCGGAGGTTCAATGTGCTGCACATACACCGTTTTGTCAGCAGGGTTCTCCAGGATGTCCTTCACAACGTTGTCCGTGGCAGGATCATCCGGGTTGGTCATGATCACACCACGACCGCCCATAGCCGTCAGGCCACGAGACTGTGTGCGGTACACGTTCCACATGCCCTCGGTGTCATACAAGCCACCCTCATCCCAAAGGACATAGGTGACACGCTGCCCAAGGCGGCTCTTGGCCTTAGCCGTAACAGGCACAATCTGGCACTGCTTACCACCCGGCAAGCGGATAACTTCCTCACCAGTCCGGGTAATCTGTTGCGCCAAGGGCCCAAAGTCGATCATCGGACGCAAAGAATCAAACGTGTTCGCCGTCTGAGCCTCAGAGTTAGCCGTGATCTGGATCAACGGAGAAGACCACTTGCGGGCCATCGGCTCACCAGCAGCGTAAGTGTAGACCCACCCACACTCGCACCCCTGCTCACTGCAATCCCAAACCTCGCCACCCCGAGCAAACCCCGCAAACAGCGCCGGCCCAACAGCCTCAACACAAATCAGAGCAGCAGCCAACGGCGACTTACCCTTTTTCTGCGCATCAACCAACACCGACAAACGATGCACGAAAGCAGCAGACTTCACATCAGCCGAAGCGTTCGGATGCACCGCATAATGGTTCCCAATGAAGCAAAGCTGATAATCCCTCAGCGCGAACGGCGGCTTGTTCCCATCAAGGTCAAAATCCCCGTCAGGAACAACGCAATGCTGCTCAATCCACTCAGGAACAATGTCTAACGTCGGGCCAGACCACCAACGCAAAGCCTCAGACGCATTACGCGGCTCACTTTTCACCACCTACAGCCTTCAATCTGCGCTCACGCGCTGACATTCGACCATCGGAACTCTCAGAAACGGGGGAGCTTTCACGACGGGCGCCAACTTCATCACGAGCGATTTGCCACCCGTTCAGCCTCAAACCCGCCGGCGTCAACCCGATCTGCTCACGGTAACGATGCAACTGACCCACCAAAGCCGCATTCGCCCCAGGGTCAAGCTCCACAGCAACCTTCAAACGGCAATACTCGCCAATAACCGGCCAGCGCCACGACTCAACAGCCCACGCAGCGCCCTGAGGGGAACGCCAAGCCTCAACCCACACCACGCCCTCCCGAGAGTGGAAGTCAGCAGATGCCTCGGTGTCAGCCTCACGAACCTTAGCGCCGTCCTCGAAGTGCTCAGCGAACAAAACAATCGGATCCAACGGGAAATCAGGGATCTTCCCCTTGTAACCCTCCGAAGGAAGCGCCTGAAAGTTCAAACCACGAGCCGCAGAACGACCAGAACCAGGATCAGGAGTAGGCCCAGAACGGGCACGCGCACCACCACTTGACACAGCGACTCACCGCCCTCTCTGAAAGTTTTGAACCCTCCGCGGACTTTTTTCCCCTCACCGGCGGTCGGAGGCAGTGGCCCCTTTCGGTCACCCCGGGTGGGGGTGTGGGTGCCTGTTGAGCCGTGTCAGGTCGGTTGTGCGTGTGCTTTGCGTCCGCCTGCGCTTGTGTTGCAGAAGGCATGACTAGGGCCTATGTACTTGCCCCGGTCTGTGTCGTCGTGGTCTAGGTGCCACGGTTCGCCTTGCTTGATGCGTTGACCGCATCGTGCGCAGTCGATGAGTCCTGCTTGGACGCGTATGTCTAGTGTGGTGCGTGTGCGTTGGTGTTGTGCACCGTATCCGCGTTGGTTGCTGTTGCCTCGTGCTTTGTCGTTGGCGCGTGTGTGTTCGATGCAGTAGCTACTGTCTGTGATGGCTGGGCATCCGGGCTTGGCGCATATCTTCTTAGCGCGTGGCATCACACCCATCCTCGCGCCTGGAAGTGTAGGTGCCAGTCGTTGGGTGTGGGTAGTGGGCCGCGTGGTGTGCGTAACCCTGCCGCGTTGATGGCTGCTTGGGCTAGGGCTGAGCATGTGGTTGGTGCCCGGTCAGCGAGCCAGCGTTGGATCCGGCCTGGTGTGTCTACCCTTGTGATGGATGCGATTGCGTGTGCTGCACATGCGAGGTAGTCGTACCTGCAACCGACTGCGAACTCTGCTATGCCAGCCACCATGTGTGCTTGCTTCTCGGTCATTGCGTATTGGGACCAGATGATGTTGGTGTAGTCGGTGATGGGTCTGCGTCGTGTGCCGCCTGGTTCGGAGCTGATGCAGTGCGTGTCACTGGTCGCGATGACCACATGGTGGTAGGTCCATCCGGTTATGCGGAGGATCGCACGGCCCATCCAGTGACGTTTGTCAGTGACGAGCCCTACTTGACCAGTCAGCATCGCAGCCTCCAAAGGTCAGTGGGGTTGTAAGTTGTAGTCAGCCCCTCGGTAAGCACGCCGTCAGATGCTTATGTCAGTAGGGCTGGTACTCCGCAATTCACCCGTATGGGTCCGGCTATGCGGCGTCCGTGGACCGGGTTGGAGTTGAACCAACCAAACCTACCCATGTTCCCCGCGTCCGGGGTGGGCTGCTCTGCCTTTGAGCTACGGTCCTCCCGCGCTCATGTTCGCGGGCTATTCAGTTGTGTGCCGACCGCTTCTCAGCGTGGGCGTGCGCTTGACCCTGCGCGGGAGACAATCGACCTCCTGGGGGATGTGCTTGACTGTCTAGGCTTTGTCGAATAACAATTGCCGGGTTTTCTTGACTTTGGTTATATTCCACGTCTTCAACCAGCGGCGCGGGTTGTTATACAGCAGTGGGCGTTTCACATCGGGTCCGGCCAGTTACCAATACGCATGGCGCCTCCTATGCGGCGAGGATGGTTAGTGAGGACAGGTCGAAGCCGTCTGGGGTTACGTCGAACACCATTAGTCCGGGGTCACTGTCGCGGCCTTGCACTTGGCGGAACCAGTCAGACCCGTTATCCAAAGTGGGGGCTCCGAGGCAGTAGCGTTGTTTGCCGCTGGATGGGTTGCGTCCTGCGACTGATGCGCTGAACGAGTGGTAGTGACCGTGCACGAGAACATCGGCGTTGGATGCTGCTTGCGCACCGAAAGCCTGCTTCTGCCACCATGTGACTGCTTGCCCTGGCGCGAACTGGTTGCCGTGCACTAGGCCAACGCGTGTGCCGTAGAAGTTGATGGCAACTGATTCGTCGTAGTCTGCTGGTGTTATCCAGTTGACGGCCATGTTTGTTGCTTTGGTGACTTTGGCTACTTGTTTGTGCATGAAGATGCCGAGGTCATCGGAGGGTTTGCCGAGGTTCTGTTTGCCGCATCGCCATGCTGCGTGGTTGCTGGGTACTCCTGCGACGGTCACGGGTGCGTGGTGGTGAGCGAGGTTTATGTACTCGAATAGTTCGGTGCCGTATGTGTCCAACTGGCCGGAGAGGCTGAGGTCGTTGGTGAACATTGGATTGCCGCCCGATTCGAAACCCTCGATGCCGTCTCCGGCGTCTGCGATGAGGATCTGATCGGGTGCGCGCTCGGCTAGCAGGGCGTCCAGTTTTTCACGGATGATGGTTGATCGTGTTATGAGTTCTTGGGTGCCGCCGCGGGATCCTGTTTTGCCGATTTGCGGGTCTGCCCAGACGATGACGGTTGCCCGGTCGCTGTGGTTGCTGACGGGCTGCGGGGTGGCTGATTTGGCTGCTGCGTAAAGGGCGGGGAGGTCTATGCGTTCCTCAGCCTGTTTGCGGGTGAACTGTGCCCGGTATGAGTAGAGGTTCACGATGTCGCGTGTTCCGTCTTCCAGGGCTTTGGATTGCTGCCATGTTGCACAGCGTACGGTGTCGTTGACGACAGCGAACTCTGCGGGGTCCAGGTTGAACCGTTGGAAGATGTGGGTCCAGTCGGTTACGGGTTGTTCGGTTTGCACGTCGATGAACTCGCCACCGTCGCGGCGTACGTCTGCTTTGCCGGTGAGGACTTGGGCTGTTGCAGGGTGCGCTTGCAAGTCTGGTTCGCAGATGCAGTTACCTGAGCGGCAGTCGTTGATGGCTGACTTTGAGATGCCTAGGAGTTTTGAGAGCTGCCGTGAGGGGATGGTTGCATGGGCCAGGTCTTTGACTAGACCGTATTTGCAGGTTCGGCTCATGTTTGCTCCCGTTGCTCAGTGGGTGTAATGGTTGCCCGTTCTTTGTGCTGCGGCTGAACTGGGGCTGTTAAGTTGCCGTGTTGCGTTCCCGGCTGTTGCTCTCCCGTGGGGGCTGTACGTTTCGGGTACGGTTGTTCGCTTTTACCTGTTGTTCGGGTGTCAGCGGAATACTGCCATTTGCTGCACGTCTACAGCTTCGGTGATGGCTCACCGCCGTTCGGCTTGCTTGTTAGCAGAGGCTTCCGGGACTGTTATTGACCTCGCTGGCAGCCCATTTCTGATGAGCAGCAGCTAGGGCTTGACGTGGTGGAAACCCTTTGGGGTGCGTCACCACGCTTTACCAGCGAGGCCAAGCTTTATCGGGGTCCGATGTTTTTTCGGGCGCCGTTGATGTTTTGGAGTGCCCGGATGATTGCTGTTCGGGCTGGTTGTGTTTGTAGGCCGTCTAGGGCGGTGTTGAGTGTGGTGTAGCAGCCGGTGAGTAGTTCGGCGTCTGCGGTTTCGGCTACTTGTCGGAGGCTGGGCGTGTGTTTGTACGCCATGTGGTCCTCCTTAGTTGACGTGTTTGTCATCGCGGATGTGTTCGGTGAGGAACCGTGTGTCGTCGATGAGGTGCAGGATGGTTCCGCGTGCTTTGAGGACGGGAAGCGCTGACCGTGAGTGGTGTGCGCAGAAGAACAGTTGACCGTCAGCCATGTACCCGTTCTCGGTTAGTTTCCCGGTTTCGATGACCACATGCACGTACGCCCTCGCCCCGCACCTGTCACACGTGTGCTGGTGGTGGAGGGTTTGCTTGTCGAGGTCAGCGGCCATGCTTGCTCCTGGCATGAGGAAAGCCCCCGCCGAAGCAGGGGCTTTGTACCTATGAAACTATCGCTATGCTTCAGCATAACAGTATTGGTGTATCTTGGTCAACCCTTACACCAAGAACGGTAGATTAGGCTGTGGTGCGGCGCTTTTGAAGCTCACGTTCGATGTACCACTTCGCCTTCTCTAGGTCCTCGATGGCGTCTTTCTTGAGGTCGCACCGCCAAATGTACTTGAGCGCGTTGCCAAGGTTGAACCCCATATGCTCGGTGATCTGAATGCACTGAACACCGCTCGGATGCCCGGTGTAATGCTTCGGGTCGTTGACTACGTCCTCGTTCAATGCTGCCACCCTTCGCGAACGGCGAAGTAAGCGTCAGTGACAAGAGTGTGCAACTGGTCAGCGTCCATCTTCTCGACGCCCAACTCCACTGCGAGGGTAATTAGGCTTGCCGCGCATTCGTTCATGGCTTGTTCCTTCGGGATTTGATGTAGGCGTTGATTTCCTTGGTCAGCCTGCGGTCTTCACGGAGCAGGGCAAAAATCTCGCGCACCCAGGTCATCTGATATCCGCCTTGGTCCATGCGCCCATTGGTGGGTGGCTGTAGAGGTTACCTGCTTGCTCGGTTTTCCATTCGGTCATGTAGGCATCATTGATCCGTTTACTTTCCGCGTTGATGGCTTCGCAACGAGCGTTGGTTCTCTTGCATATGCGGATGGTGCAGATGCTGTAGATGATGGTCCATGCAGAGATGAGCATGGCGACTGATGATAAGGCGATGGCGATTATGTTTGTCAGGCTCATGGGCAGCATTCGCTTTCGTGTACAAGTTGCTCTATGCCGTGGAGGGCCGCATCGGGTAGGGGTGACAGCCATGACATGAAGGGGTGTTCTTCTACGGTTCCAACGTACTCGCCGTCCTCATCTGACCAGTGGACCGAAAAATTGTGACTACTGCTCATGCTGCGTCCAGTTCCAGGAGGATCATGCGGGTTTGGTGTTCTCGGAACTTCTGCGCTGCTTGGTCAATGCCTGTGGGCGCTTCCACCCACGAGCACCCTGTGCACCCCGCGCTGTTTTCGTTGGAGTCGTGGTACCAGTCTTGGTGTTCGTTGAGTGCGCTCAGTACAGCAATTTCGGCTTCATGGCTCATGGCTTGCCTCCGTCGTGGATGAGTGACTTTTGGTAGCGGGCGTATGCGTCAAGGTGCATCCGCCTCATTCGGGTTATCACCGCGACCTTGGCGAACTTGCCTCGCCCGTCAAAGATCAGAAGCTCCCGATGATTGTTTGGGTTCATGCTGCGTCCATGTCTTCGCGGGCCTGCGCAAACGCGCGGTCCATGATCTGGATATACTCGGCTAGGTTGTTTCCGCCTAGGCCGGTTCGGGCGAGCATTTCCATGCCTGTCTTGTCGCCGTCCGTATCGAACCCAAGAGCCTTGTACCCGCGGAATAGGCACTCAATCAGTCGCTCCTGCGCTGTTGCTTCATTCATGCTGCTCTGCTTCCTTTGAGGATGGTTTTGATGTCTCCCAAGCGGTACATGGCCCTGAGTTTTTTGCCGTCTGTGCCGCGTTCTGGGTTGGCGCGTGTGAGGATGCCGCGTGATGCTAGGACTCGGATGTAGTCGGCGCCGATGTCGATGCCGTGGACTTTGTTGAGGCGTTGGGATAGGGCGTCAGGGTAGCCGACCATCTCGTTGTCCTGTTGCTGTGCGTAGGCTTTTGCGCCGTTCCTCCATTCCTGGATGGCTTCGTATTCGGCCCCGCACGTCCGGCAGCGTGCGTGGTTGGATCCTTGGTCGGTGAATAGGTCGGTGCCGCAGTTCTGGGTTTGGCATGTCCCGGCGAACTGTTTGTGCTCCAACAACCGGGCGGCGTGTTCACATGCGCGGAGTAGCTTGTCATGCCGGGTCATGAGGTCGTGCACGTTCGACAGGGTTTTGAGGCGGCGCATGTTCCCAGCCAAATAATCGGCAACGTCACCGGAACCGCGCCCATGCAACGGATTCGTCAGGGACGCGATACGGAGCGCCGTGTGCAGCAGGAACCGTTGCAACTCATCCAACGCTGACACAGCATCAACCGATACGGGGGCGGGCGCGTGCAAGGCCCTACTGCCGCCCATACGCTCACCATACGTAGCAGTCAACGTCAGACGCGGCACAAGCTCCACAACCTCAGCCACGACCCCCGCAACCTGCCCCAACCGCACCTCAAACACGTCACTGCACGTGTTGCAGAGCCAGATACCATCCGTGGTCACGTTCCCGCACTTGCAACTCAACGCGGCTTCCTTCCGTTGTGAATCAAGGCGGGCTTGCGGGTAGCACGGGCGTACTCGCGGCGAATCATACGCCGCTCCTTCTCCGTGTCCGCGAAAAGAATCCGGTTATGCCACCACAGCTCCATGCTGGCCTTCCGAACTGAGACACCAAATGCCTGGACGATTTGAGCCGCGCGGTCCAGAGCCTCTGTTAGGCCTGTGGTGTTCGGGAGTATCTGAATGCTGACTTCGCGGACTTGGCTCACGTGTCGCTCCTGGTTGTGTGTTGGCAGTGGCATCGTTGCGCATAGTGGTTGGGGTAGATGGTTGCCGTGCACCGGTCCTGGCCGTGGTAGTGACGGCACGACGGGCAACGAGGCTTCACGAGGGTTCGTGGATCACTGTTGCGTTCTTGACCCACTTGATGATGTGCTCACTATCAACATCAATTCCATCGCCAATCCAAAGATCGCCTTCTGCTTTGATCCGTGGAACGATTCCGCCACCTACGATCACGGATCCTTCCGGGAGGTCGAGAAGCTCCTGTACCGTGGCGATAGTGCGCTGCTTGCGGTAACCATCGGCAAGGATCGCTTTGGCTACTTCTAGCCCGCCAAGAGTTGATGGTCCATCGATGCCGCGTATCAGGTCGGCTAGTTCTTCCGCTGCGCTCACTTTTGGCCTTTTTCCGTTTGGAGGATTTGGTGGAGTTGTTGGGGTGGGAGGTTGGCGAGCTTCCGGGCCAAGATCGGGGGCAAGGCGGCTAGCGGATCAGGGACGGTCATGCTTTGCCTCATCCGCGTACATGTGACGGTCTTCAAACACCGCCGCAATCGCCCACCATGGCACGTCATGGCCTGCTTTCCGGTGAGCGTCCATGTGGCGAATCATCTCTGCGGCATCTTTGGTCACGAGGTCATTGATGTGGTTCTTTTCCAACGGACAGCCGCAGCACTCATAGCCGCGATCTGACGGGTAAACGTAGATGTCCGCGTTGCTGAACCGGCAGTAGCTCATAGTGTTTGTTCCTGGTCTTTTGCGATGGTGTGTGCGGTGAGTTTGAGTTCCCTGACCAACGACCACTGCGATCCTTCGTCAAGGCCGTCGATCAGCTCAAACAAATGGGTGAGGTTATGATGCTCCGGATGTGTTGGCATTGTGCCGGCTCCTGTACGGGGTCCGGGATGCTCAACTACCGGGCCGATACGTCTAATTCTACCAAAGATGGCGAGTATAAGCACCAAGAATACCCGGTTTATTCTGGTCTTTTGCCCGTCAAAATAGCCACCAAATCCCGGACTTCCATGAGCACAATCTGCGAGCCAGGATCAGTGACCCCGCGGCGTTTGGCGATCACCACACCCGCCACAGCCCCCAAGTTGATCCGCTCGGCGCTGGCTTCCTTCAACCACGTCCCAGCCTCCAACCGCCCCCCGTAGTCCTTCGCCTCAACAGCTACCGGGAGTTCGTTGAAGGTTTCCACGTTCGCCACATCCCCACGGTCCTTAGCCCCGTACAGCGGCATCTTGTCAACGAACCGCGACACGTGCTCACGGAGATAGTCCGAGATCACCCGTGCGTGCCTGCTGCCCGCCGCCTTCGCACTAGCCCTAGACCTGCTCATTACCCTTCCCACTCTCGTTCGCGTCCGGGAAAAAGGTCACCGTCTGAGGTGTTGCAGGTGCCGCATCTGATGTTCGCGATGGGGCCGTAGTAGTCCGGGACGATGGGGGCGGTGACGATGTACAGGAATTCACGCTTCGTGCGGCACTTGAAGCAATAGCGTGCCTCGCCGTCTCGTCTGCGCACTACTTCCTGCATCTCTGGGCTGCGATTGATGTGTACGGGTTCGCCGCCGATTGTGATTGTTTGACAGGTCATGGTTGTTCCTCCGTGCAGTCCTGGCATGTCCATCCATGCTCTGTTTTTGTCATCGTTTCCGTTGGGGTGAGTCGTGTGCATTCAACGCATCGTCTCTGCCCAGGATCCTGCTTACCTGTCACAGCTACGGGGTCGGGCCGGTACTTAGACCACGTAATAGCCTTCGGAGTCCCAGCCTTAGGATCCTGAGCCGCACGAACCGCAGCCTTACCAGCAACCGCCACATGCAACCCCTCAAGAGCCAACTCCTGCAAGAACCGCATCACCCCGCCATGATCCCAATCCGGCCGGAAACACCTCACCACGAACGCGATCTTCTTCGCTTCCTCCTGCCCAAAAAGCATCATCATTGACCAGCTAACTTAGGTGACGAATGATGAAAAAGTTTCATCACCGTTTTTGAAAGCCCGGAAGGGCTGGAAGGTGAGTTAAGTAGGTAACAGGTAACAGGTAACAGGGGGTTTTGTTTGGGTTTAGGTTTGGGTTCCGTTTCGGTTAGCGAACAGAAACCCATTGGGTTATTGGTTGGGTTCTTTTCTTGGGCGTCCACCCTTAGCCCCGTTCCTGCGGTTAGCCTCCGCTTGTTCCTCAATCTCCGACTTGAGCCACTGATGCTTGCCGTAGTCATGCAGCCAGTAACGCCCATCAGCGTCCCTTTCGAGCATCGGCCCTGCGCCTGGGATGTGCTCGGTGATGAGTTCCTTGAACACCTTGGGGCCTTTGTCTTTGGCCTTAGACTCCGGGACCATGCCGTCTGTTCGGTGCCTGTTACACCAGCCTGTTAGACGCACCCAGTGCACTTTCGCGGTGTCACTCATGGCTTCGATCTTTGGGTGGTCCATCGCATCATCGTGGATTGTCACGAACGAGCGGGGGTCTTTCTTACGTGCCACTATCCACCTGCTTTCTTGCGTTCGCGTTGTTCCCGCATTGCCTGTTTCCGGGCTTGGTCGGCTTGCTTGCGTGACTGCCGACGCTCATGATCAGAGGCTGCGGTCATGCTGCTTCCTTCTGTTGCCAGGTTCCGCGGCGGTGGGTTGTGTCCCATCCGGCTGCTTCTCGCGTTGCTGCTCGTAGGCCTGCTGGTCCGCCGTGTCGTGGTTCGGGGAGTACGGGTTTGTTGGGTCGGTTACGCCATGCAATGGCTTCTTCGGTGGGTTTGTAGGTGCGGATGGGTAGGCCGGCGAGTTGGTTGCGGGTGGCTTCGAGTCTGGCTTGTAGTTGCGCTTCGAGCCGGGCAAGTTCGGCGGCTTCTTGGAGGACTCGTTGGCGGGTTTCGTTGCGGCGTTGGAGTGGTGTGATGGTTTTGCCGTATTCGTAAAAGGTCATTGGGTGTCCTCCTTTTTGTATGGTTTGCAGTCGAGGCAGTGGGTGGGTTTGTTGCGGGTGTGGCGGGTTCTTTGGATGCCGCATCGTCGGCAGGTGTAGGTGTCTTTTGTTTTGGTTGGGTAGGGTTTGGATCTGGCTTGGATGCTCATGGCTGGTCCCAGTTGGTCCGGAACGTGGCGGTGGTTACGTTGCAGGGGGAGTGTGGGCATGATGCCCAGTTGGTGGAGTGGTGGTGTTGTTGGTGCCATATGCGGAGGGCTTTGACGTTGTCGGCCATGGTGTCTTTGAAGCTCATGGGTTGCTCCTGGGGTGGTGGTGCGCTGCCGGGAGTAGACGGCAGCGCACCGGGGGGTTTGCCTAGAAGGGAGCTTCGGATGATTGCGGCGCGGCCCAAGGATCTGATTGCGCAGACCCGCCGCCCCATTGGTCTTGTTGAGCGGGTTGCTGCTGCCCGAAACCGCCACCGTTGTTGTTGCGCTGGGTGCGGTTGACCTTGGCTATGGCGTATTTAAGTGACGGCCCGATCTCGTCTACCTCAAGCTCAATGACTGTCCGCTTCTCGCCCTCTTTGGTTTCGTAGCTGCGGGACTTGAGCCGACCTTCCACGATGACGCGCATGCCTTTGGTCAGCGACTCTGCAACGTTCTCGGCCAAGTCTTTCCAAGCAGCGCAACGGAGGAACAGGGTTTCGCCGTCCTTCCACTCGTTGCTGTTGCGGTCGAACGTTCGTGGGGTGGACGCGATCTTGAAGTTCGCTACAGGGGATCCGGAGGGGGTGAAGCGGAGTTCGGGATCTTCTACGAGATTCCCGGTGATGTTCAGTGTTGTTTCGCCGGCCATGGTTATGCTGCTTTCTGTTCTGCGGTGGTGAGCGTGTATTTGGTCATGTTGTCTATATGAAGACCGCCCCAGTGGAGATCTATCTCTGGGTCTCCGGTGCTGACAATGGTCACGGGGACTTGGTTGTATCCGAGTTCTTTGATCGCGGCGAGATCGTCTGGTGATTCTTCGACGTTGATTTCGGTGAACTCGACTCCTTTTCGTTTCCACCAGGCTTTGATGCGTTTGCAGGGCTGGCAGTCGGGGCGGGAGTACAAGGTGATAATTCGCGGTTTCAAGCTGCGGTCCTTTGTTGTTGTGGTTCGAGTTGGCGGGTCCAGTGGTAGCCGTGGTGTTCGCATTCGTAGATCCTTATGTGGACCTCTCCGCCGCGTTCTGCCCAGACTTGGGCGTGGACCTGACGGGCGTGTTCGATGCTGTTGCAGCGAACCTTTCCGCATGGACACCTACGCGGTAGGCGTTTCATTGGTGGGGGTAGCCATTGCGCGGATTCCTTCGAGTACTTCTGTGGAGGCGTGGGCTTGTTGCGCTGCGTTGTAGAGTGCGCGTAGCGAGTCAACGTCGCCGGCTGCTAGTTGCGCTTCTGCCAGGAAGTCGCGGGCTGGTGCGGGTGCTGCGATGGGCTGGACGGTGAAGTTCTTGCGCTTCCCACGTGTTGCGGTGAGTGCGACAGTGAGGGGTTTTTCGAGGCCGGATAGGTGGCTGATTTCGATGCCACCTACTTTGTCCCTGCCGAACGTGATGTCAGGGTTGCGGAACAGTGTGAGGCGCTTGCCTGTGTAGGCGGCTGCTTCGGGGCCCCATGCCATGACCATGACGCGGCGCATGGACTTAGAGGGTCGGTAGGCGCGTCCGGGGTATTCGACTAAGCGAACGTCTACGGGCTGTTCAGCGTTGCCCTGCACAACTTCCTGGATGGTCACGGTGACTGGTCCGCTGATTAGGTCGTCGGCGTTGAGCTGATCTGACTTTGGGGCGATAGTTGCTGTCATGTCCATGTTTAGAACTCGATTTCCGCGAAGTGGTCGATTCGCTTTGTGGTTGGTTTGCCTGCGGTGGCGAGGCGGTAGTTGCCGATCATGACGGCGGCGGTGTTCTCGAATTCGTGGGCGGCTTCGAGGATTGCTGTGCGCCATTTGGGGTCTGGTAGGACTCGCTTGGTGTAGAGGGGCATCCCTCCGCAATAGGAGATGTAGTCGAGCCAGGAGCGCCCGGACACTAGGAGCCCTGTCTGGATTTGGGCCATGTTCTCTGCCGGCACTTCGTCAGCGAGGATGGTGGCGAGGTGCTTCTTTTGGCGGCGGGATTTGATTTCGATCAGTCCGTCATCACCTACCAAACCGTCGGGGGAGTAGCCGATGCGTCCCCACCCGTAGTCGCGGACCATGAACCCGACTTCGTGGGCTGGTTCGTAGTGCTCGGAGTAGATGTCTCGGGCGTATGGTTCGTCAAGGTTGCCGCGTTCCATGTCTGCTGAGATGTAGACGGGTTCTACGTGCCCTGTGATGCGTTCGGCTACGAGGTGGGTGGTGAGTGCTCTTGAGTAGTCGTTTGATGCTGGGCGGATGGTTTTGGTGGTGATGAGTTGGCCGATGACTGATGCGGTGAGGGTGCCGCAGCGGAGGGCCAACCATTCGTCTGTGCCTTGCGCGATGTTGTTGTAGGTGTGGAGGCTGCTTTCTGACTCGGCTACTGTGGCGGTCATTCCATTTCCTCCGTGGGGATGGTTTGGGTGATTGCTTGGTCTTGGTGGCAGGCACAGTCGGGGTTGTGACGGTTGCGGATTGTGGCGGCGAGGTTGGCGTTTGACGCTGCGAGTAGGTTGCGGTGTTCTTCGGCGTAGAACTGGTCAGGGGTCATGCGACGTTTCCGAAGATCATGTTTTCGAGGGTGGGGGCGAGGCGTTTGATGCGGCGGCGTGCGAGGTCTTCGGTTTCGTCTTGGATTGGGGGGATGTGGTTTAGGAGTGCTTGGCGGTGCGGGGCGAAGATGGCTTGCGGGGTGTAGTTGGTGTTGGAAGGGATCAGTTCGAGGCTCATCGGGTTCTCATTTCTTTGTCGGTGTTGGGGTTGGTGCAGGCGGGGTGGTGTTTAGTGGTGGTTACGGGGAACGGGCCAACGTATTCGCGGGTCGCTTGGCAGTGTTCGTGGTTCGGGGCTGGGTTGAAGCTCATTGGATTGGGCCTAGGACTATGAGGAATTTGGATAGCGGGCCCATGTCGCCGCACTGTTCGCACTTGGCGAGTTCTTGGGCTGCGGATTGGATCGCTTCGGCTGCTGGGGTGCAGCGTGCGGTGATCCTGCCGATTGGTCCGTTGCAGGGGTGGAAGGACTGTACGTAGTGGGTTGCCTCGCCTTCGTGGTGGACGTAGCGGGGGTCGCAGTGGTGGGCTGATTCGCAGGGCGGCGCTTCCATCGCACCCACGAGTGCGGCTAGGTCCAGGTCGAGTTCGGTGCCTGCTTGGACGGTCATGGTTTGCGGTCCTCTACGACGGCCCAGCGGATGAACACGCCCGCCATGATGGTCCCGGCGAGGACGAGGGCGATCATTTTGTATTCCTGTTTGGGTAGCCGTTCGATGCCCAGCCGGTAGCGATCTTGTGGGCTTCTTCCATTGAGAACTCGACAGACGCGTGGAACTTCCCGCTGGGGTCTACGCCTTGCGCCCACCAGAGTCCGGTGATGTGGCCGGGGGAGACGGTCGGGCGTTGGGGGTTCTTCCGGTCGAATTGGTTGCGGATCATTTGGTTTCTCCTTTGCGGTGTGCGTCTGCGTCGTTCTCGTGGCGGGTTTGTTGTTGGGCTTCGTCGTCTTCGCGTTGCATGTAGTAGAAGCAGTCGCGGGGTTCACGGGTCCTCATGCTGCTCTCCGTGTGAGGCGTGCGGCTTTGAGTTGGTCGCGTTGCCCGTCTTCTACGACGTTGTATGAGCTGTTGGGGTAGCGTGCGGCGCGGTGCTTGCCGAACCCTGCGGGGATTGCTGGGGCTGTCTGCTGGTACTGTTCGCGCTGCCGGATCAGCTCTTCGGCGGTCCAGTCGCCGGCGTGCTTACCGAACGACGGTTCGATGTAAGGGAATCCGAGGTTGCGGAAGAACTCACGGCGGGTCGGGTTGCCGTAGGTGGCGGGGTCTAGGAGGTCGCTCATTTGGTGTTCCTTGGGGTTCGGGATCGGGAGCCGATCTTGGTTCGTGGTTGCTCTGTGGTGGGTGCTGTTTGGAGTCGGGCCAGGATTTCGTTGAGGTGGGTTTGGGTGAAGCGGATCCTGTTGCCGACTTTGAGTCGGGGCCAGTTTTCTTTTGTTGCTAGTTGGGTGACTTGGTTGTTGGAGCATTGGAGCCATTCGGCTACTTGGGTGACGGTGTAGACGGGCTCAAGGTCGGTCATGCTTGACGGTCAACGTCGTTATGGGTGAAGAGTTCGTTCCGCTTAGCGACAACCGCCCGATTCGCTTCTTGCGGGTTCTCGAAGTAGCCCAAGTGCATTTGCTTCTTGTTGTGCACCACGGACGCTTGCCAACGGCCTGACCCCTTGTGGAACGAGACACCCCTATAACCTGAGGTGCTGCCCTGCTTTGCGCCTCTCCTGTTTTCCCCGTTCTGTTTGGGCGTGGTCGCCCTAAGGTGGTTCGGGTTGACGCAACTCTTGTTATGGCAGATGTGGTCAAGCTGAGCCGGCAGGTCACCCGTAGAGAGTTGGAAAGCCACTCGGTGAGCCAGCTTCATGCTGTAGCCGACTGAGAAAACTCCGTACCCGTAAGCGTCCTTTGCTGCGGTCCAAAGCCAGCAGGTTTCGGTCTTGTTGACCTTCCCCCAGAAGCGTTCTTCCAGCGTCACCCTCATGCCACTGCCACCAAGAGTGCTTGCTGCTCGGGTTCGGGGATTTTGATGGCCGTGATCTTCACGTTGAATACGCGGGCCGCTGCGTACAGGTGTTTGTTCTGGAGCCGCTTGTATCCGGATTCGATTTGGGCCACGTAGGAGCGGGAGATGTCGAGGTGTTTGGCGAGTTCGTCTTGGGACATGCCTCCAGCGAGTTCTCGCAACGCTGCGAGGGTGTCTCCGACTCGCTGGTTCTCGGGTTCGATGGGGGCTGGGATGCGGGTTCGGGGCCTTCCCCTTAGTGGTGTGCTCATGACCCCAACTTTAGGAGTAACACTCAGAAAAAGTCAAGCATTCTTGGTGGTAACAGCCCCCAACAATCCCTACTTCCCTTAATTGGCGCGGATTTTTGCTGGTACTTACATGCATGTTTTTCCGGTTTTGGGGCCGGGTGTTTCCGCTTGGGGATGTTGCTGTTACTCAGAAAAGTTTGCGAGTGTTGGTGTCAGCAGCAGGTAGTAACAGGCGGTTAGGTGAGTACGGAGCAGGTATTCACTACCAATAAGTCGGGCACCGATTACGTGTTGTCCTACATTCGAATACTTTGGGAAGGTTTGGGAATGAGCACCCATTCAGAGATGGTGGCCCACTTGGGTCGTATGGTCCGTGCAGAACGTGCACGGCTTGGTTACACATCCGTTGAGAAGGCAGCTACAGCGGCGGGTATGAAGAACTACAAAACGTTGAGTCAGTTCGAACTGGGTAGGACCATGCCGAATGCAACCAACCGTTCCCTGATCGAGGACCTTCTCATGTGGAAGGACGGGTCGATGACAGACGCATTGGGCAAGCAACCTGATGAAGTCACCTTTGACACGATGCGCGATTGGGAGAAGGAGGAGCCCGTTTCTGCTGCGTCCGAACTGACTACAGATGAACTCCTGGTTGAGTTGGTAAAACGCATGGGTGAGCTACGGCTGCTTGTTGCTGCTGCCGAGCAGATCACGGGCGCCCCGCTTGAAGTGAAGGCCGAGAAATCGGCTGAGCCTGAGTCGAAGTTGGCTAGTGGAGGGGCCGACTTCAAGGGGACCCCGGCGCAGGTGTCGCATAAGAACGCGTATGACCTTGCTGCGCATACCCCGCGTGGGGGTAAGAAGGTAGACC